TTGTTCAAGAACTGCAAAGAAGAGCGAGCAAAATATAAAACCAACCTAAAGCCTGCAACTATTGCAGGCTTATTTATATTTTGTGCGGAGGTGGTGGTATATGTAATGGCCAGAGAACGCAGCCCCGAAAGGGACAAAGCTAAACATATGTGGCTGGAGAGCGGCGGGCAGATGAAACTAAAAGACATCGCCGCCGCTCTTTCTGTTCCCGAGTCCAGGGTACGCAAGTGGAAGTCCATGGATCGTTGGGAAGACGAATTGAATGGGAGCGTTTTGAGCGATTCCAAAGGGAGCGTTCCAAATGGAATGAATGGGAGCGTTCCTAAATCAAGGGGAGCGCCCAAGGGCAACAAGAATGCATCTGGCAATCGGGGCGGTGCTCCACCAGGTAACCAGAATGCTGTGGGTAACCGTGGTGGCGATGGTGGTCCATATCGCAACAAGCATGCGCTCAAGACAGGGATGTATGAAACGATCTTCCTTGATACGTTGGAGCCTGATGAACAGGATATGATTGATCAGATCGATACTGACCCTCTTGCGCAGCTCAATGAACAGTTAATCATGTTATCACTGCAGGAGCGGCGACACATGAAACGGGTTAAGCTGCTTGAAGCCGGATTGACCGACGAAGAACGTAAGACCAAGCAAGAACTTATGCAGCGACAGGACAAGGTTTCTATGCTAAGCCCTAAGACGGGAAAGACAATCACGGTACCACTTACCACTGAAGGGATGAAGGTCACCGAGATTACGACCGTAGTCACGTCCAAGCTGGATAAGATCCTCAAACAAGAGGAAGCCTTGGTCAAAACACGGGATAAGAAGCTTCGGGTAATTAATCTGATTGCCAGCCTTCAACAAGAGGAAGAGAAATTGAGAATCGCACGTGAACGGCTTGAACTTGACAGATACAAGGCGCTGGGTGATGGCGGCGATAAAGGGGAAGAAGGTGACGAAGATGAAGAAGACGATGGGGATGATTTAGATTGGTAATCGCACTAGCTAAGGAACACAGACTCCGCATTAAGCGTAAATTGCAGCAGCGTCCGGATAAGCTGGCCGAATTGAAAGCGATCGTGTTGGACTTCGAGCAATTTTGTTTCCGGATGCTCAAGATTAAGAACAAGTCTGGTGCAATGGTTCGTCTGGTGCTCAACGATGCTCAGCGGCGTTATGCTGCAAAGGTATTTGAGGATCTGGAAGCAGGGAAGCCCGTTCGGATCATCATTCTGAAAGCTCGGCAAATGGGGTTTTCAACGGTGACTGAGGCATTAATCTATTATTTCACGTCCCTGCAGGAAGCGAAGAACGCTTTTATTGTTGCTCAGTCTTCAGATGCTTCCAGTAACTTGTTCGATATGTTCCAGTTGTATTATGAGCGGGTACCGTCGGTCATACAGCCGATGACTCGCAAGAATAATGCCAAAAAGCTAACTTTCGAGAACCCCGCGATCCGTACGGCAGACCGCCGCATGAATCCGGGGCTTAAATCGAAGATCACAGTTCAAACGGCGGAAAGCCGGGTGCTTGCCCGTTCGGACACGATTCATTATCTGCATGCATCCGAAGTGGCGTTCTGGCCAGCGAAAAAGAAGAAGCGACATTTGCTTTCCCTTCTTGCTGCTTTGTCCAAAGAGCCGGGAAGCATCGGAATTATCGAATCCACGGCTAACGGTATGGAAGAATTCAAGCAAATATGGGATGCAGCCGTTAAGGGCGAGAATGATTTTTCTCCGCTCTTTTTTGCATGGTTCGAAATGCCAGACTACCGCAAGCCCATTCCGCCAGGCTTTGAACTGACGGAAGATGAACTGGAACTGAAAGCAAAATACGGTTTGGACGATGAACAGTTGCAATGGCGGCGGTACACCATCCGGAACGATTGCGGCGGTGATTCACGACAGTTTGAACAGGAATACCCTTCTGAACCTGACGAAGCGTTCTTGTTATCAGGTGAAAGTATCTTTGATAACAAATTCATTAAGCGCCTGAAGGAAGCAATTAAACTGAATGGTGCTATTCATGAAATTGATTTTGTTAAAGAACAGGTTGTCCCGGCTCATGCGGGGGAACTGGTCATCTATCACCTTCCAGAGCAAGGGAAGCGATATATTTTATCTGCAGATACAGCAAAGGGTACCGAAGATGGCGACTATGACGCTGCTTATGTGATCGATGCGCGTACAGGCGAAATGTGCGCCGCTCTGCATGGCAAGTGGGACACTGACTTGTTCGGGAAAAAGCTGAACACGTTGGGCCTGTATTACAATACAGCATTGCTTGCTGTTGAGAATAACAACACCGGGGAATCTGTTCTCAATACGTTGCTCAACACATGTCATTACCCGCTGCTATTCCTTCATAAGAAGGGCAAGCTTGGATGGGAAACCAATAAGGCAACCCGTCCTGTGATGATCAGTGATTTCAAAGAAGCCATTCGTGATGAGCTTTACGATATTTATTGTCCAGAACTGTTCGGTGAGTGTATGACTTTCATCGACAATAAAGGCAAAGCGGAAGCAGACAGCGGTTGTCATGATGACCGAATCATGGCATATTCAATCGCCCTGCAGGTGCGTCAGGTAGCCGACAAGTGGTTCGAATGGTTTAAGAAAAAACAACAGCAACGGGAGGAATCGAAGCATGAAGAAAACAATGGGGGAGCGGGGTGGATTTAATTGAGTGAAGGCAATGCATCATGGGTTCCATTTGCGAAAGAAGAAGGTAAGCACATTCCATCCAGTGCCCAACTTCCCGATGTATTCGACAGCTTATACGATCATCACGGGCTGTTACCATTTGAATCAGGCAATGATCCTACTTCCTGCAGGTTGCTTGTCAAAAACAGCAATATCATTCCTCAGTGCATCGAGGCATATAAGCGGAACATTGCTGGCCACGGTATTGCTTTGGAATATGTGTCTGGTGAAGATGACAACTCGGCCAAGGAAGAATGGAACCGTGCTGAACGCTTTTTGGAGACTTGCAACCTCGAAGATAATCCTGAAGAGATCATAGGCCAGCTTATTGAAGACTTGGAAAGCACGGGGATGGCCAATATGGAAGTTGCTTGGCCGAGCGGGAGCGAGTTCCCGACGATCTTCCGGATGGACCCGAAGTATGTACGGTACACCAAGGAAAGTAAACTAGCCACAATTAAACGTAAACGACGGATCAGTTCCACCAAAGAGGTTGAAGAGTTCACGCAGGAAATATATGCCCGTCGATATGCTATGAAACGGGGAACTTCGGTTGTGTGGTTCCGGCTGTTCGGTACTGATGGTACCGAGAACCAGGTCATTCCGTTGAAGGTCGGCAATGACGGTGCTTACGGTGAACCCCGCTGGTTTGGTAACGCCCCAGGTGTGGTCGGTTCCCGAGAAGCCGAGGAATTGAACGTATCCTATTTCTCGAACGGTCGGATGCTTTCTATGATCCTGACTGTGACGAATGGGCGACTTACTCAACAGTCCATGGAGCTATTGAGTAAAGTCAAAGGATCTCAATCCCAAGGGGGTATTCTTTACCTTGAAGCCAAAGGGCAAGAAACAGGCGGACCTCTTGACGAGAAGGTCGAGAAAGTATCAATCCAGATGGACAAGCTCAATGACCTTCTGCAACAAGATGCGCTCTTCCTTGATTATGGAAAGGAAAAGAAAGCTGATATCTTGTCATCCTTCCGCTTACCGCCGATTCTTGTTGGCCAAAGTTCAGACTATAACCGGGCGACAGCTCAAGCAGCATTGGCATTCGCTGAAGAACAAGTATTTGAACCTTACCGCAAGTGGATCATGAACGAGATCTTCAACAAGCGGTTGTTCCCAGCCATGGGAATCTTCCGAGTGAAGGCGGTTCTTCGAGCACCGAGCATCATTGATCCAGAAGATCGCAAGGCAATGCTGGAGTTTATTGCTGATCGCGGCATTATGTTAGTCCGTGACCTGATCCCTATCGCCGAGGAAGTTCTTGGTACAACGATAGATGAAAGTAAGTTCAGTCAGGAATACCTGGACACGCCTATTTCACAATTAGCAGGCAGCCAACCGACTATTCTTGATCCGGAAGGAAACGGTGATGCTGACGACCTGCAGGAGCGTGTTTCTATCATCGCCAAGCGTTTACTGCGAAAAGGATCAGCTGAGGTGGGCGCTCATGTGTGAAGCTTGCTGGGAACTGATTGTCAAAGCTGATGACGATGAGTTTCTTGATAGTCTTGAGCTGACATATGTGGAACGCAAGTTGCTTGAAGAATTGTACAAGCAGGGTGAAGACCGGATTATGGAGATACTTGTGCTTCAGGGAGAAGCCCTTCAGAATGCTATCGCTGAACTAAGCGAGGAATCTCTTGGTGATATCGGTGAGTTGGGTAAGGTCATGATTGCGTTACACATATCCGAAGTCTTTGGGGATCTGTTTGAACAGGCGGTACAGGATGCATTCGAACCGTTGTTTAATCTGGCGGGAGAGTCTGAACTGCTTGAACTTGATGATGAAAAGGTGTGGAGCACAAAGAATAAGGCGGCCAAGAAATTCGTTAAGGAAATCCGTAGCCTGGTACCTGATATGAACCAGTCTTCAACGGATACACTCCTGCGAAGCTTCGAAAAGGCCATTGATGAAGGGAACACTCCATCAGAACGGGCTTTGCTTGTTCAGGAGATCAGTGCTCTTGCTGCTACGGGTGAAGATGGACCCTTCAGCATGGTACGAGCGCAACGAGTATCACGAACGATGAGCACGGCAGCAGCCAATGGCGGCAAGCTTGAAGGTTGGAAACAGTCCGAGATTGCCAAGGGTAAGAAATGGCGTTCTGCAGCCGGCACGAGGACACGAAAGACTCACCGCAAGGCGAATGGTCAAGTGGTTGATCTGGACAAACCGTTTAAGGTTGGCAAAAGCAAGCTGATGTATCCGGGTGATCCTTCAGGTGAAGCAAAGGAAATTGTGAATTGCCGCTGTAATATACAAATTGTATTGTAATATTTTTCTTTATTATATGATTGAATTAAACTATGATTAATAAAATTATAGACTGACAGGAGATCAATAATGAAAGAAAAAAGGGCGTTTTTTTTACTCAAATTTGGTAGTAAACAAAATCTGGAGTCCCTCCAAAAGGGAAATCTCTATATGAAGAACCTGAAGTTTTTTATAGAACTTGAAGGAGAAAAACAAAAAAAAGGCATGGGTGATGCGTCTGAAGGTTCACTTGTGATGAATGATGTAAAATTGACCCTGAAAGATCCTCAATCTGATGAAGTAATACTTGAATTTGAAGCTAAAAGGACGTCATTAAGAAATGATGCAATACTTAATATACCTGTATTTTGTGCAATGCATATTGGAGAAGAAGACTTAGAGCAAGTGGGAGAAGAAGTAGATGGATCTATAGCAACTAGAATCTTGTTTACTGAACAACAGAAAGAAGAAATGGTGAATGAGTTTGGTGACTATGTACTTGTGATTCCCGTTACTCTATTTATGCAAAGGATTCAGGATAATTTTAATAAGGAAGGTTATGAGTATGCTCTCGGTCCAATTGAATACTTAGATCACTCCATTAATCAACAGTTCCGATTCGATGAATTTAATACAGGGGATCCCAAATTATTGTTTCATAAAGATCGGGCATTTGAGTATCAAAAGGAGTTTCGATTAGCTATTCTTAATCAAGCAATTGAAGATTACTTTATGCCAAATATCGGAGATATGACAGAGTTTACAGAGTTAGTAAAATCATCTGATTTATTGGAAGGGAATTATGGAGACATAAAGATTACAATCAGAAAATAGTTAAAGAAGAGCCATAATGTTTGGCTCTTTTTATCTTTTGGAGGTGAACAGAGAGTGCCATTCAAAATGAAAGACGCAAAAATTACGCACTTGTCGCTCGTGGATAAGGGTGCCAATGGTGTACCGTTTGCCATTATCAAGGCAGCTGGCAAGAACGCCATTCAGAAACAGGTCCATATCGCGAAGGTGGACGATACGAAACACATCGTTATCGGTGTTGTGTATCAACCAGATGTGGAAGATGCCCATGGCGACATGATGGATGCTGTAGAGATTGAAAAGGCAGCGCACTTGTTCATGGAGAACCAACACACCTACAACATCGATAAGCAACATGACTTGGACGCTGACAAGGGATACGTGGTCGAATCCTATATCGCTCCATGTGATATGGAGATCGGCGACCAAGTGATCGCAAAAGGTTCATGGATTGCAGGTGTAAAGGTAACTGATGATGATACTTGGGAAGACATTCAGAAGGGTGAGATCACTGGATTCAGCATGTTTGGCGTGGGTAAGCGTGAGGAAGTCGAGGATGAAGAGGAAGTTTCCAAGGGACTGCTTCACAACATCAAGAAAGCTATCAATGCAGCCTTGTCTCCGATCGTCAAAGGGGCTGTAGCCGACAAATACAATAAGAACCGGAAGAACCGTGAGTTTTGGGCAGCGCAAGACGCCTTGAACGCGGTTCTTTTTCGTTGGGACTCCTGGGAATCCGGGATGGAGACAGACGCCGAAATCATTCGCGAAGCCTTGCAAGATTTTGTTGAGATCGCCCAAGACGTATTGGTGCAGGAGGATATCGTGAAGGCGATAGGCAAACCGCCTGAAGCCATTGCGAAAGCTGGTAAAAAGATTTCTGCCAGCAACCTGCAGCACATTGATGATGCGATTGCTACATTGACCGATCTTAAAAATAAAACGGCTCCTGAAGAAGAGCCTGAGGAGGAAGACGATTTGAAACCAGAAGATATTGCAAAAGCCGTTCAGGCTGCTGTTGGACCTATTGTTAAACAAATGGAAGTATTGGCTGCTGATGTAACTGAACTGAAGAAACAAGAAGGTGAGGGTGATCCTGATCCTAACGTTGGAACACCGAATGCGGGAACAGGCGTTAATCCAGAAGCTGATGCAGTGACTGATGCCATTGCGAAGGCTCTCGCTCCATTGACTGAGCAAATGACCACGTTGGCTGCTGATGTACAGATCGTGAAAAACAGCCGTGGTGGATCTGCTCAAGGTGGCACAGAAGAAACTCAAATTCAGAAAGCATCTGGCACTTCTACGCTGGCACGCTTCGTTTAATTTAAAAGGAGGAATATAAAATGAGATACAACGGACAAATCGCAAACAGCAGCATTAGCAAAGGTACTATTCATACCGGTCTTGATCCAGCAGCAATGAACTATGAGGAAGTCGATGCATTTTTGCAGATGGCATACGAATCCACAGAATTTTTGAAAGGAATCCGTACTGAAACCCGAGACGGTTCGAAGGGGACTATTGACAAGATCGGCGTGACAGGGAGAAACCTACGTAAGAAAAGAGAAGGGAATCCCGCTGGTAAGCAAACTGAACCTGTGTATCAACAAGTTCCTTATTCTGTTGTTCCTGTAACTCTCCAATATGAGATCACGGAAGAAAAGATTCGGATGGAACAGCGGGTTCGTAAACAGAACATTGAAGAAATCATCATGGGTGGCATGACCCGAAACTTTGGCGAAAACATGCAGGACTTGGGCTTTAATGGTGATATGAGCACTCTGAACACTGATCCTGATTATGACTTTCTGAGCATTGCTGATGGATGGTTGAAAAAAGCTCGCTCGACTGGGAATTTCACTGATTGGTCTACACTTGACGCAGCTGGTAAGCTCGGTATTTTCTTCAGACTAGAACGTTCTGTGCCAACAAGATTGCGTAGTGCGGGACAGTTCAAATATTTCATGCATCCCAATACTTTCTCGGAGCGCTTGGAACAATTGGCTTTGAAAGATACCAGTGCTTCGATTCAAATTCAAATCTTAGGGGCGCAAAAGAGAATCAACAACTACGATGTGGAAGAAGTGCCACATATGCCTGAAGGTGCAGTTCTATTCACGTATAAACCAAACTTTGTCATTGTAAATACTTATGACATGATTATCCGTAAGACAACCGAAGGTAAAGCGGCTGTAACAGAGGACAAACGATTCTATGCTACGCATGCAGATGGGGATTTCATTTTTGAGGAGCCAGGTGCTGTTGCAATGGCAGAAGGGGTGCAATTCTAATGAAAAAGATTACCTTTAGAGGTAGTAATACATCACTAACAAAGTATGGCATTCGTTTTGAGCCTAACAAGCCGATCATGATTGCTGATGAGATTGCAGATAAACTGGCGCAGGAGCAGGATTTCACGGTTGAAGTCATTCAATCTGAACCAGCTCCGTCATCTGATGATAACGGTAAGGACGACGGGCCAAACCTAACCGAACTGAAGGAACAAGCAAAGGTTGAAGGCATCAAAGGGTATTCATCAATGAATAAGCAAGAACTGACCGATGCACTGGCAGCACTGCCGCAAAAGGATGATCCTTATGCTAACGCCCCAACTTCTTAAAACTCGTAGTCGTGTCTCACCTATTCAGGAAGCTACATCGGAGCAATTGGAACAGTACATTGATGACGCTCAGGTGCGGATTGAGTTGTACTTACCCATTCCTTTCCCTGAAGAAGTGGATCGGCAGCTCATGCTCGCATGGGTGAAGCTGGCTGAAGGGCTTGCCCTACAGGACAGTGAGGAATATTTGGCTGCTGTCGCTCGGAACTATGCTTCAGAGAGCGATGGGGCTTGGACATACACCCGACAAGCGATTGCAGGCATGACCACGGGTAACCCGGACGTGGACGCAATCTTGTTCCTTTGGGTGAAGAAACAACAGGAAGGGCCGGACGATGGAAACATCACGGCCTATTTGTTGTGAATCATCGGTTTAAAACGCCGCTTGCCGTTTACCGGGTAGGCAGCAAGCGGGATGGTGATGATCTGTTCAATGATCGGAAGAGCGGCAAAATTGTGGATCTCAAATGCCATGTTATCAAGACGGAGACATCCGACAAGGCTGATGCAAAACCCGTGATGTATATCGTGAAGAAAACGATTGGCGTGGCCAAAACGACTGATGTGAGAATCAGCGATGAAATTGTATTGTTCGGTCGTCGTTATCTCGTCATCGATGCGAATCCTCGCCGCTATTGGATGGAGCTGTTGATGACATGTGAGGTGAAAGGCAATGATCGTTAATGACTTTGATGGGTTGGCACGTAGATTCAGAAAACTGGCTGATCAAGGGATGAAGCGGGTTCTGACCAACATTGCCGAAGCTTTGGGTGAGACGTTGTTAAACCACATCATTGACGAAATCGATAGGCAAGGCCTTATTGATACAGGCCTGATGTGGAACTCATTTACCCGTGGTGCTGACGGAAACGTATGGGAATGGGATGTTGACAGGAACTCTATCACATTGGAAGTCGGATCTGATCTTGGGTCCGGTTCAAACGATCAGGGAGCATGGGGATATCCGCGTTTGATTAATGACGGTTACACGATTCACAAAGCCCATTGGGTACCAGGTTACTGGAACAGCGGTGGATCATTTGTGTATGACCGAAATGCCAAGACTGGATTCATGGCGAAATCGCGTAGCTTCATCGGTCGGAAGTATTTCGACATTGCCGTGACGCAGTTTGAAGGCGGAATGAATCAGCTCATCATAAGGCGGCTTGAAATTGAGTTGGAAAGGGTGCTGCGCTGATGGATAAAGGTTTGAAGTCATGGGCAGAAATCGTGCGGCTTGTTTACCCAGATCTGACGATTCTGCGGGATAAGACGCAATGGCTGGCCGGGAATTTCGATACACCTTCCGTTTTCATTGAAACGGATCTTGTGTCTGTTAAGACTCATACCCCGCGTGCTGACCGGATCGTAGAGGATGTAGGACTTGTCTTCCATTTTGATAAGGAGCGAGTAACGGAAGAAGACGAGGGTGAGCCCATCCCCTTTGATTTAGCGCCGTTGTTCACATTTCTGCGGCAGAAGCGATTTTGCTACGCTTCAAAACGCTTCGGTGTGGCATTGGTTATGGAACCTCCAAGGACGAGAAGGGAAAAAAATAGAGTTGAAATAACAATTCGATATACTTATCTTTTGAAAGTTCCAAAACGGGTCGTTCCTAAAATAAGTAGATTTTATATTGATTAAATATAATTATTTTTAATTTCGAAAGTAATAAAAGGTGTATAATGGAAGAAAAACAACTGGGGGATATATTTGGATGAAGCTTAGAGGTGAATTAGAAATATATAAAGATAATGAAGAATCTTTAAATAGCTTTAAGGTTTCTGTTATCAATGCATTTGATGTGCAGTTAGCTGTAGAATTACAGTCGTATAAGCATTATGAGCGTGAAGAAGATGTAGAGCACCGCAGATGGCACTTCTCTGAGATTTCCTATGTTGATGTTCTACCTGTGATGAATGCTTTAGCATATGACATTAATCGTTTTGAACGCAATGAACAGTATAGTTATGAAGCTGATGAACCATACTATTCTTACGGATTTAGTGACATATGGACTTTCCTTACCGAATTGACTCCATTTGAATTTCTGATTTCTATGGTGGCATTGGTAGTAAATCAAAAAGATTCTACTTCACAGATTAGCATAAAACTATTAAATAACATTGTTAGAGAACAATTACTTTTACATGAATTTGTTTTTGAAAAGCTAGCCCACAAACAAATTTTTGTAGCAATGTCTTTCGATAAAACTATGGTGCATGCAAGACAGTCGATTATAAAAGCAGTGGAAAATTGCAATTTCATCCCCGTTCTTATTGATATTAAAGAGCATAACAATTTTATTGTCCCAGAGATTTTCACGGAGATTGAAAAAAGTGATTTGATTATCGCAGACTTAACACAGCAAAAAACAGGAGTTTATCTTGAGGCAGGGTATGCGATGGGCCGCAGTAAGCCAGTTATCTTGACTTGCAGCAAAGAAGACTTCGGAAATCAGCACTTTGATGTAGCTCAAATAAATACGATTGTATGGACTGATGAAAGAGACTTAGAGCAACGATTGATTAAAAGAATTAAAGCCATAGAATTCCAAAAAAACGAAGTTGAACAATAATGTTTAAGAGTCGATGCACTTTTGAGCCAAGATAAAAATTTTGATATATAGGACTGCTGGATCTGAATTATTTTGAGTTTACAGACTCAGCTTGAATTCGATTTTCAGCATGGAAAAACTGCCAATTTAATTTGGCGGTTTTTTTGTTTTATGAATATGAGAAAGGAGCTTTAACCCATGAGCACTACACGCAAGGACAAGCTAGTGGCCGCAGATCAACCAGATCTGAACAAGCGGACCAAGCAAGAATGGATTGAGGGTGCAGCCGCCTTGAAGCATGAACGCTTTGAGGTGGCGGGCGCCCTTTTTAATTGCAAAGCTGATACCCTGCTATCCCAGCAGGAAGTACAAAATCGACTGGAAGCATATTTGCAACCAGCGGTACAAGCGGTACAAAAGGAGGAATCGTTGAATGTCGATTCAGAGGGTTAGACCAGGTGGATATGTTGAGTTGATCGCTTTGGCCAAGGCCAGAGTCGTGCCAGTGACAGGCCGCGTACTGATCCCATACCAAGCGGAATGGGGCGCAGTCAACCAAGCCATGGATATGGCCGACACGTCCGAACGCTTGAAGGAAAGCGGCCTGCAGGTAGATGAATTAGAGCTGGCTTCGGAAACGGGGGCAACGGTTGTAGGTTACCGTGTCACCAGTGGCTTGGAAAAGGTTGCTTCCGTATCTGTTACGGACAGCTACATGATTGAGGCACGTTATCCAGGTCTACGTGGGAATGATTTTGAGTACATGATCCGGGCAAGCTTGCTTGATGCTTCCAAGAAAGAGATCATCATCCGCGACTCCAAAGGGATTTATGACACAGAGACGTTCACAGTATCCGATAAGGCTTCTGCAGAAGAAGCCCTGAAGAAGTCCAATATGGTCCGCTTTAAGTCTACAGGCGCTGTTGTTTGGGCAGACGTGGCATACACGGCACTTACGGGCGCCGTATCTGGTTCAGCGACAATTACAGCGGCTGACTGGAGTCGGATCTTTAATCGGGTGGATGGTTTGACGTTCGATGTGTTCTATTTACCTTCCACGGATGCGGCTGTTCAAGCAGCTGCTAAACAATGGTTGCTTGATCGCCGCACGAAGGCTCGCAGGCTTGCTCAGTTGGTCGTTGCTGGCCCTCCACTGGATGATACCGACATTGATAAGCATAATGCTCGTAGCCGCGCTATGAACGCGCGGTACATCGTCAACTGTTCACTAGCTGGGACACACACCAACGGGAAAACGTACAACTCGGTGCAATGGGGAGCATGGGTGGCTGGTCTCATGGCGGGTACACCTGCGAATAAGTCCTTTACAGGGGCTAAGATCCCAATGACACAGGCTGTCATCGATTGGAGCCACAGCGAAGTTATCAAAGGACTGGCTGAAGGAACTCTGATGGCTACACGAGACGGTTACGACTATATCATTGAGTCAGCGGTCAATACGCTGACAACGATGGGTGCAGGCGAACGTGAGGACTTTGGTAAGATTCGTGTTTCTATGACGATCGACCAAGTCCTGAACGACATCTATTCCACGGCGAAGAAGTGGAAGGCTAAACTGGACAATGACAAGGATGGTCGGGGTATGTTTATTGCGGCTGTGCTTGAATACCTGGCAATCCGCAGGAGCCAAAAAGCGATTGATGAAGGTTATAACTTCACGGAAGATCCGAACAATGTGAGTGACTTCGATTACGCTTATTTCAAGCTGTTCGCCAAACCGCTCGATGCCATCGAAGCATTCTATATTACATGGGAGGTGGCATAGTAGATGGAGCGCGAACTAATTGGCCGGAATCTTTCGGTTGAAGACGATAATGGGGATGCAGTTCAGACTATCAAAGAAATTGAAGTCACACTGAATCCTGAAACATTGGATGTTGTCCGAGCTCGCCGAATGGCGAAGACAAAACAAATCGTGGGTTATGAAATCCCAGTTAAAATTGTTATGTCCAAATTGGAATCCCGGCTGCGTTATCGTCTGTTGACTGACTTTAAAGCAGGTAAAACCATGTTCCTCGATCGCATCACAGGTTCCTTGGAAGACATGCAGACTGGCAATACGGAGAGAGTCCTTCTGACAGGGATTCATATTCACGGGAATATGGACATTTTGGTCGCTCAGATCGACAGCAATACAGGTATTGATATCACACTTGAAGGAACGGCTACAGACTTCGACTTTGTAGAAAAATTCCCAGACTACATGGCGTAATTAAATAATTTTCATTGCCCGACAAGACCCACTCTTATACAATAATAGGATATTATTGAGAATAGAGGGGTTTAGGTTGAAAGAGGAGTTCTTTAATAAATATTTTAATAAAAAAACTAATATTGAGAATATAAAGTTAACTGCTGATGTAGTTGTCGACACTAATGTCTTACTAGCTGCTTACCAATGGAAGGAAGTAACCTTAAAGGAAGTCACGGATGTTATGCATCAGTTAGCAAGTGATAATAGGCTAAGAATTCCCTCCCATGTTTTTAATGAGTTTATCGATCAAAGGCCTAAAAGGATAGCTGAAATTATACAGAAAATTGATAATGAACTTTTGAATAAAGTTCAGAAGCCTTCTAAGCTCGTTTCAGTCGTTCCATTTTTAGAAATGCTTCCTGATTCTAAGGAATATTTAAAACTGGAAGAGGATCTTATTGAGAGTCGTAAAAAATATCATGAAAAAATCAAAGAATTAATTAATACAGTAAGATCGTTTTTCGATCACGATCCTGTTTTGGATAAGTTCCAAACGATTATTCAACGAGGATACTATGGGTTAGATGATGCAACGATCAATGCAATTGAGGAGGAGGCAAAAGAGAGATCTAAGAAAAAACAACCACCACTTACTGGTGGCGATAACGGAAAAAAAGAGAATGCATATGGTGATTATTATGTTTGGAAGCACATTCTATCGTTAGGTAACGATGTGCTTTTTATCACAGCGGACAAAAAAGAAGATTGGGTATTAAAGGATCACCATGGTAATTTTCTTTCTCCCCGGAGAGAACTTGTTGAGGAGTTCTACGAAGAAAGTGGTGGAAAATCATTTTTTATTCTAACACCAAAACAATTTGTAGAGCTCTTTAAGCCGCAACTTAGTGAGGGCGTATATAGAGACTTAGAAGAGATAGAAGAAGAGAAGTATAACAATCTTACTGATCCTATTAGGAGAATATTGTTAGATAGCGACCCAGCAGGACTATATTCCTTAACTAAACAAGAAGATGAATATGATTCAGAAGTAGGAAGAATAATAGAAATACTACCACTGATAACTCAAACTAATCAGCTGACAGTTGAAATCTATAATATTTTTTCATACTACCTAGGTGCACATGCTGGAAATGTTGAAGAATATACGCAGATTGCCAGAAGTATTTATTTGTTAAAAGAACTTTCAGACTTATAAATTTGATATAGAAAGCCACTTACTAAATTAGTAAGTGGCTTTTCAACTTGGAGGAAATAACAATGAGTGACAAATTACAAAAATATCTTGCGGCAGGTACAGAAGCGGCCGAACCGGAACAGATTGAAGTGCCAGTAGACGGAGAAAAATGGTCCGTTCGGCGTCTGACCACGATTGATATTCGTCGGTGTTATGATGTGGCGTTCAACGACGATGGCACGGCGAAAGAAACATTCAACGAGATCGATGCGATGATTGTACGTGCAACAGAACATGATTTCCCGTGGAATAACAAGGAATTGTTGTTGGCTTACAAGTGTACGAACAAAAACGAACTACCACCCCGTTTGCTGAACGATCCTGATCATTATGCGGTATTGTCCAAGGCTGTTCGAAACTTTCAGGAAACTAAGGATGCGTTGCTTAAAGAAGCAAAAAACTCATCCGGCGAGACGGAGAAGCTAGCTGGATAGCATCCTTTTGGATCAATCAAAAGAAGCTACCTGCCGAAGTCTTGCCATATGAAGTAAATCGGAACAGACAATATCATTTCTGTCTTGCCGCATCGATGCTGGCTGAGGAAGAGATGAAGAAGCTTAAAAAGTAGCATGGGAAGGGGGGAACAATATCGCAGCCACAAGTCGGGTGACCGTCCCGTTTGAAGCTAAAGATTTAATATCTGGTGCTGTGCGAAATATGCGCAGTTTGATTCAAAGAGCCACAGATGACGTGAAAGAGTTTCGACGCATTGCAGGTAGCATGGGCGATGATATAGTTTCCAGCAGTCGCAGGGCTAGAGATGCAGCTGATGATTTAGGCAGACGAATACATGGTGCAGCAGATGAAGTACGGGATTTCAATCGTGTCCAACTGGATGATATTTTTCGTCGTTCGCGAGCTGGGGCCGATGATTTAAGGCGGTCTGCAAGTCGTGCCGATGCAGAGATCCGCGGGATAAGTGATGCTCATGTCCGACTCAGAGCAAATGATGAGATTAGCCCATTAGTAGACGGCATATCTGCCAAGATTGCAGCTTTGGCGACTGTAGCTGGGGGGCTTGTGCTTGGCGGTGGAATGTCAGATGCGCTGTTTGGTGGTGTAACAGATTATTACTCGGAAGCAGCGCGCAGCGCACCTTATATCCCTGCTCAGGAACGGCAAAAAGCACTCGCAATAAATGATGATCTCGTATCTCAAGGGATCATTCCAGACCGTGCAACTGGTGCGGGGAATCTGGCCGACATTGCACCGATGTTCCCTGATAAATCTATGATCGGGGAAGCAATCACGGCTTCATCAAAGATTCAATACATTCGTCCTGATGCTGGAGCTGAGGAAGTCAACCGTGCATTAGCTCAAGCTAGTAATGCATTTAAGGAAACGCCTACTCAGATCGCAGATAGCATGATGTATGCCTATCAAAGTGTGGGCGATCGTCAGCAAGATTTGTTCGATACATTCTGGGAATATAGTCCTTATTTTGCTAGTAGCGGTACGGATTCTGCTCAGATGAGTAATTTTTTATCAAAAACGGTCGAAGGTGGAGCCTTCAATTTCGACAAGCCTGGTGATTTCTTTAAAGAAACATTTGGAGTAAAAGCCCTAAATGCTGATGACATGGCTAATTATTTCGTTAGCAGGGGTTCAGGTAAAAAAGATGCAGCTAGTCAAGCTCAAGCATTCACAGAAGACATTAACTCTGGGGATAAGCAAAAAGCACAGGGTGCTATAGCCGCATTAGTTGCTGATTTAGCCAGTCAAAGTCGAAGTGATTTAAAGCAATCGCTTGTAACTCTTGGTTCAGCTGCTGCCGAGGATAATTCAGATTCGATTCTGAGTACGTATAGTCTACCTTTCGAAAAAGCACCGGATATGACCGGAACCACTGATCGATTGGTTGCAACTCAACAACAAGCTAACCCAATGACTGAATACAACCAGATCCAAGCTCAAATGCAAATGCAGATGCAAGACATCGGCGGAAATATCATGCAGGCTTCATTGCCGGCGCTTAAAGAATTTAACTCCTTGATCACTGAGAACAAAGACAGCATCGAAGCTTTTGGTGTAGGTGTTGTAAATGCAATTACGAAAGTGACCAATGTTTATAAGGAAAACGCTGGTTTAATTAATGCAGCATTGATTGGGTTGGCTAGTGTGCTTGTGATAAAAGGACTGGTTTCTTTTGGCCAGGGTGTGCGTCAACTCAATTCAGATCTTGCCGGAGCTGTTGGATGGGCAGGACAAAAAGGTAAGAATATAGTAACCGGGGCGGGTCAAGGGCTTAAAAACGGCTGGGATCGCATTCGGGGCAGATCATCCGGACCACCTGAGCCGACGGTGGAAACACCTGCCGAACGTGCTAATCGTATTCGTAATCAAGTAGGTGACCGTCGAATCAGGGGTGACTTAGGTCGTAATCGAAACAACTCAGGTAACCCACTGGGTGGAGTTCGTAGCTCATCAACTATGACAATTAATGCAAATCGTGTGAATGTGTATGGATCTACATCAGGTGGTAGAGGTAATGGTCGAAACCGTGGAAATAGAAGAGGCGGCGGGAATAACCGAGGTTCAGGGGGAGATCGTAACCGCAATAGAAACAATTCTCCTGATATACGGGACCCGAACAGGCGCGGATCGCGTGAAAATCCATATCGAGTGAGTCGGCCAAATCCTCCAACCCCTCCACCAACTCCTGACGTGCCAAACGGGGGTAAGATAGGGAACTTCATTAAATCGAATGCGAAAATGTTGAAAGCTGGCGGAATTATTGGGGCTGCCACATCATTGGGTTTCGGAGCATATGACTTATACCAGACAGCCAAGGAAACCGGGTGGAAGGAAGCCATATCTTCGTCAGGTGGTTCAGTTGCAGGTGGTGCCATTGGAGGTACGTTGGGCGGTATTGTCGGATCATTAGCCGGTCCGCTCGGAACTGCTGCAGGTGCTTACTTTGGGAACTGGGCAGGAGAGAAGCTTGGTGCACTTGCTGATTCAAGCGGTATTACTCGTGACATCGTGGATGGTGTCTCATCTCTTACAGACTCTATCAAGGGTTGGATGGGTTTTGGTCCAAAAGAAGAGGCTAAGCCGGTTATGCCTCAGTTACCCAAAGAAGCATTTGTCACTACAACGGCTTCTACAACCAAGGAAGGCGAGCAAAAAATCAAGGAAACGATGGAAAGTGTCGTTTCTAATGTTCAGAAAAGCGGACTGAAGCAAGGCCTTACAGATGCAATGAACGAGAGCGGCATCACTCAAGCCGCAGATCATATTAAGGATAAGTTAGTGGGTATGTTCAAGGGTTCTGAGTCCAAAGAAGCTGAGAATAATGTCAAGGCTGTTGGGACAGCAGCCAAGGAAACCGAACAGAAAGCCAAGGTTCTGGGCGTTACAACAAAGAATAGTACCAGGGATATTATCAGCGGCAACGGTCAGGCTGCTTTGAGTTTTAGTGGTGTGAGCTCATCGGCCAAAAGTGCGATTGATCTTACTCGGCAACATCTTGAATCGCTCTCAACTGTCTCAAGCAAAGGAAGCACCTGGGGTAGCAATCTAATCAGTATGATGGCGGCGGGAATGCAAAGTAAATTCCCGACATTGACAAGTATCGTTTCCAAAGCTGCAGGTGTGATCAAGGATTACTTGGGTTTTAGTTCCCCAACCAAAGAAGGTCCTGCCAGTAAGTCAGATCGATGGGCAGGAAACTTCGTATCCATGTTTTCGGATGGATTACGGCCGGACTCTATTAAACAACGCATGAATTTGATCGCGGGGACGATGCGTGATGGTGTAGAAGGCATTGAAGGTCCAGAATTATCCGGAGGCAACATTCCTGTCCGTACCACTTCACTGTCTGCCCAGGCATCCAGTGGAAATAAGTCTGTGACGATTGGCAATGTCACAATTGATCTCGGAGGGATTGCAGCGGGCATAACTGACTTCCAATCCTTTGCCAAGGCTCTGACAAGCCCTGAAGGGCGCGCACTGATCCGTGATGTAGCAGGTGAAGAAATATACAAAGCATTGGAGACGGGGGGTTAACTCATGCTTGCAATGTCTCAGGGAGCGATTCGGTTGACCTTCCCGATCACTCCAGCAGAGGTACAAATCACAACCGGAAATGAAGTGGACACTTTTAACGTCATTACCGGACAAGAGCGGACAGGGAAACCCACTGCCAAGTTGCAGCGGGTTTCTTTTACGGCCATTTTGCCCCGCGAGTGGCGCGAACTGTGGGAAACGGACAAGAAACAGACCGTCACTTACAAACGGCCAGAAACCACGTGGCAACTGCTGGAGAAGTGGAAGCCTAAGCCGGTCGTGATCAACTTTGAAGAATTATTTTCCCAGACTATGTTGATTGAGAACATGGAGATCGTTTATAAAGATGGCCAAGGTAATATTCACATCACAATAAGCTTGGTAGAGCATAAACCTGTCAAAATCATTTCATATAGTAACACGAAGCAACTCCTGAAGCCTGGAGTGATCATCACTAAGTCTAGTAAGAGTAGGCCCAACACGACCAGCAAGAAAGACAAAAAGGATAAGACGAAGAAGTCGAAAGATAAGAAGAAGTCAGAGGATAAAAAGAAAAGTACTGCTGCAGCCAAAGATGCTGCCGATAATGTAACAGGTGCATTTGACTATACAGGGCAAAAAAACAAAATATCTACAGCGGTAAACAAAGCGAAGTAAGGAGGGCAGTCATGGATAAATTTGCAGTCATATACGGTAAACAGGATGCCAGGTCTGCCTTGACTCCTGCTATAACCGACATTTCTTGGTCATCCCAAAGGGACGAAATCGCGCGAAGCATGACTGTGCGGCTGCGTGATATCCCTACGGTTAGTGTGGCCGGTATGCTGATGTGCTTTTCCCACCGGATCGGGAAGGCACTCCTTCATCACAAAAATCAGTTCTTTCATGGTCCAATCATTGACTATGAGAAAGACGAATTTTCAGGTGTATGGGAGATTAAAGCCCGTGAGATCGGTTGGTATCTGGCCAAGAACAAAGGGACTCGTCCATATCTGAAGGGTGAAGCGGGATCTGAGTTGCAGAAGTACATTCAGACGACTGGTGTTGACTTCCGTTGCCCGAAACTTGGCTTTAATCTGGATGAAAGATATGGGACTATGGCACATTCCGAAATCATCCTGGATGTGTTGCAAAAGGCATATGAGCGTAGCGGCTACAGGTACCATGTGGATGCTATCCGGACGGAAACAAATTTTTACCTGCAGGTCATTCGTGAAGGGACAAACGAGCGGGTACCCATTTTTGTTCCGGAGCAAATGGAAGCCAGCAGCGCAGGATACAACATGGAGGACACTTACACCGTTGTCACAGCCCAGAAGTACAAGGATGACAAACTATCAGCATCTGTCACCAAAACGGATGCCAGCGCCCTGAAAACGTTCGGCCGCATGGAAGAAATCATCGAAGTTGAAGAAGAAGAGAACCCGACGACAGTTGCAACTCGAAGGTTGAAGGCGATGGCCAAGCCCAAGCAGATTAAGAAGATCACTGTTCGTCATGAGGATCATACTTTGTCGGGACTACGGGCTGGATGGCTCGTGCTGATCAAGACAACCGTCGTCACTAAATGGATCGTGGAGAGTGCCGACACAAGCTGGAGCAATGGGATATTCACGGTCAAGATGGTCTTGGAACGGAGGGAAGCATGATGATGGGTGATGCTATCAAGCTTTTAAAAGAGAAGATGGCGGGGCACATTGATGCACGGGATACCGAACGCGCTACCCTTCTGAGCTGGCCGAACGCCAAAATCGAAGTGGATGGCGATCCGCACCCTTATGAGTCGGGCAGCCTCGTCTTTGCGGATTACTTGCAGGAGCAAGAACTTGAAATCACCTTTGATGTGTTGGAACCATCCCCTGCAGTATTGAAAGGCAAAATGATCATTCCGAGCCCCCTACAGGTGGGTGATCGACTCCTGGTATCGCGTATGACAGGACAACGTTATTACGTGTTGGGAAAGGAGCGTTGATCCATGGAAGAAGATGAAACGTTATTCCCTGAAATGGAGTTGGAAGAGGTCGATGTCACAGACCTGATGGATAACATCCCTTCAGCGACTAAATGGACATACAAAATAGATTATCGTAACCGCAGGGCTGTCCTGGATGAGTCGGGGCGTCCAATCCGGACAACCAGCTATGAGGAATTTCTTGTTGAAACCGCCATGAAGATCCTTTGCACCGAGCGATTCCAATACGTTGTATACGGTGCTGACATGGGCGTTGAAAAATCTGAGTGGCCAGGTTGGGAAGACACTGAAATTATACGCGACATCGAAGAAGCGTTGACGGCTCACCCGGAGATTGAACAAGCCGAGGTAACGTCAATGACGCGTGTTGATCGAGGGATGGACCTAACCATCCAAATTACAGGTCTTGTGGGTGTGGCCGAATTAAATGAGGTGATTGATACATGAGTCTATCAATGAATGATTTGCCTAAATTCCCTGTTGTGCCCGTACTTGAAGAAACCCCGGATATGATTTATCAACGATGGGTCAATCGGGCTATTACGATGGCCAACGAAAGGGGGCTGCCACCACCACCTGTGGGAGAGGGTGAATACTTTTATGATCTCTGGTACCCGATTGCCCAAGAGCTGGCCGAACAACAAGAATTGTGGGGCTATGGCGTATTGCAGTCGACACCGATCTGGGCAGATGATGAATTCTTGGATGCCCATGGATGGGCTGATGGGATGGTCCGGAAAGATGGGGAATCCAACGATGATTATCGGCTGCGTATCTTGGACAGGGCCTTCACAGAAGAAGGTAATGGCCGTCGTAAAGATTATGAAATCTGGGCTAAAGAGATCCAGGGCGTGGGTGGTGCTGTCGCAGTAGAAAAGGAACATCATGACAACTCTATCGATCTGTATCTGACAGACATGAACGGTCAACCTATTACGGCTGAATTTGCGGAGACAGTCAAAACCTTAATGTGGGAGGATTACCGTATTGCTGGCCATGACTTGGCTGTGCATCCGGCTCCGATCTTCCTAGTGACTGTAAAAGCCACGTTGGAAACAACGGAAGATCTGCAGCAGCTGGCCGAACTGATCCGTCAGCGTGTGACAGCGTACGCCAACGGTCGAAGCAAGTTGTTGTACAACTATATTGCGGCTCTCCTGCTTGTACCAGGCGTAGAGAATTACAGTGAATTTACCCTTAATGATGATGTTGAAGACATTGATGTGCCGCCTGTCTCGTTCCTGCAGGTTGAGGTGATACTGTTATGATTCCCGTTCGGTACCGCGAGGTACTTGCGCCGTACTGGTATGAAAACGAGGTAGCAGGCTGGCACTTTGGCGTGATGGAAGAAGAAATGGATCTGCGAGCAGAGAAAATGAGCGAACTCGTGAATCAATTTTTACTGCAGTGGTCAACCTGGGGCTTGGACCTGTGGGAATGGATCTACTTCCGGACGGAACAGGTAGGTCCTTTGGCAAACCGTCGAGAAGCGATCCGAAGGAAGCGACTGGCCAAAAAGCCGTTCAAGCTTCCAATCCTTCGGCAGCTTGGCGCACAATACGGAAAACTCCTGCAGGTGAAAGAAGAGTTTTTGGCCAAAGAAATCCACTTCGAATATGAAGGTAGCTCCCCCATTAATATGGCGGGGCTATTTACTGATTTTGAGTATATTCGGCCAGTTCACATCAATAGAGCTGTGCCGGTGGCCAAAACAACAACACCAGCAATAACAATGACAGGGAAAGGGTACTCGCATTCAGTTGATTTCCCAATTTGCGGATTAGAAATGCCCCTAGAGTTGGGGACGAGTGGCGTATTGGCTACTCAGAACGTCACGGTGGGCGCAGTGACATCACACGCCAGGATTGATAGTCCGATTACAGGATTTGAAATACCCATGCAAGGAGGGACACCATAATGGCAGATATTATTCAACCGTTAATGCTTGATTATGCGGTGACCGATGCGGATTCACATTTTGACCACGCCCTGGTAAACGTCAGTGGTGAGCTGGTGGAATTTCCGATCCACAATACCGTCATCTCCGGAAGATCGATCCGCAAGTACGTGTTTTTGAACGATACCCAAGTCATTGGGAAACAGATCCTTGGTGCTTCGCTTATGGATAATCAGGGACGGACGCTTGCTAATCAGCCGTTGAATGTTGTTAAGAACGATCGGGGCTTTCTGATCGGATTCGAATTTTCGATTAAGTTGGAGGTGAAGGCAATTGTATAACAAACAAACGTGGTTGGACGAGATCCCCGACATGACAAAGCCGATCATGGACCTATCAACTGGGAAACAGAAAACTGATCCGCAGACAGGAAGACCAATATTTGAATTGGTTCAGGTTGGTACTCGGATTACCTCAACAAGATTGAACACGATGGAAAGCGGGATAGATGCCGCTCATGGACTTGTTGAGAAACTTGCCAAGGAGATGGGGAGTAATTTTGTCGCTGTGATCGATGGAGTTATGGGCCTACAGTGTAGCGCTCAAGGTCTGATTGCAAGCTGGACGGCAGGTGTGGCGTATGTCAGTGGTCGTCGATATGAGATTACAGCAGGAACCCTACCACTTAATCCGACTCAAGGGCAGTATCTTTATGTGGACGTTGGTGGAGTAGTTAAAAAGACATCTTCACAGGCCACAGCTAAAGCGGGGCTGGTGCTATTTTATGTGGCCACCGACACAAGTGGTGTAATTTCTTCCAACGATCAACGCGTCAACATCGGAATGGATGAGATTCGTCAGGAGATCGATGCGAATACGCTCCATTCTACTAGTAAAGATAACCCACACGAAGTAAACAAGTACCAGATTGGGTTAGGAAACGTTGAGAACATCCAGCAAGCAACAAAGACTGAGTTTAATGAACATGTGGGGACCGGCGGAAATGCACATGCAGTAGTTACATCTACAATGGCTGGATTTATGAGTCCGGCTGATAAGAATAAGATCAACGGTATCCAAGCTGGGGCACAAGTAAATGCAGTAACTAGTGTTGCTGGAAAGACCGGAGCAGTTTCGTTGACGAGCAAAGATATTGTTGGACTAAACACAGATAATTTAGCTTTGGCTACAAATGCCACAGCGACCGGAACCCGTGCTGTAGGTATAGGTTTTAATGTATCTGCGAGTGCGGCACAGTCAGTGGCAATTGGTGATAGGGCTACAACGACAGGTAACTTTAGCGTTGCAATTGGCGTCTCTTGCGAAGCTACGCAAATTACATCCATAGCAATTGGCTATGTTGCGAAAGCTACAGGCGACAGTTCCATAGCAATTGGAGATAATGCAAGGGCGAGCGGAGCTGGATCAGTGGCAATAGGTGATGCGGCTGTTTCACTAAACGATTATGAAGGAGTATTAGGCGCATCACACACCACAAAAAATTGGAAAGTGCCGGGTTCTTTATCTGTAGCAGGGACTAAAAATTTTGAAATCCCACATCCAGCTCCACACAAGAAAGCTACTCACGTCATACGTCACGGAGCTGTAGAGAGCCCGACTTCTGGGGATACGCTCTATCGATACACCGTTGAAGCAGCTATCGATGGGGAAACTGTTGAAATACAGTTGCCCGATTACTTTGAACATCTGAACATAAACGTTGATGTTTGGGTAAACGGGCACATGCATTTTGGTCGTGCTTTTGGATGGACAGAAGGCGACAAACTGAAAGTAACGTGTGAAAAGGCAGGGACCTACAAAACTCTCATCATAGGAACACGGAATGATGACAATGTTCAGGATTGGTATTTCAAAGGAGCTGAGCGAGAAATAGGTGAAAGCTGGCTTGGTGAAACATATGTGTTTGAAGTGGAAGAAATCATAGAAATCGAAGAATTCAAGGAGGTCATATCAAAATGAGTATCAATATCAAATCGTCTGTTATTCAATTTCGTAACCCACAAATAGGCCAACCGACTCGGGCGGTTGTAGAACATTATTACGGGCGCAGAGTGATTGCCGGCATCGATGGTACGGATCAGACATTTAAATTTGTACCATCTGAATTACACTTCGAAGCAACAGAGGAAGAAATTATCATGGCTATTAATCTGAAAATCAATTAAGCGTCGAAGGGCATTTTTTTTTGCCTTCTGGAGTTTTCAGGGGGGCTATTTACTTTAAATGATGGGGGATATGATTTTGGAGAACGTGGGGAAATGGATCTTGGCCGTAGGCAGCTGGCTGGTGTCTTATTTATTTGGGGGTTGGTCGGGAGTGCTGGGGGTATTGCTGTTCTTTGTAATACTGGATTATTTGACGGGTGTCGCTGCAGGTGGAGCTACTGGAAAACTGAAGAGCAAAATTGGCCTGATCGGCATCGCCCGTAAGGTCTTTATTTTTGCCATGGTTGCCGTTGGCCACTTGGTGGATGGCATCCTGGGTGATGGACATTTATTCAGGGACACAGTTGCATTCTTTTATATTGCAAACGAGCTACTGTCGATCACTGAAAATGGCGGAAAACTGGGAGCACCTATTCCGGCCGTAATTAAGCAAGCAATTGAAGTTCTGAAGGGCAAAGGCAGTAATGACAAAGATAAAGGAGCTGGTACAGATGCAAACGCGTAAGCCTGGTAACGTTCAGGGCATCGACGTTTCTCGGTACCAGGGCACGATTGACTGGGCCAAAGCGAAGACAAGCGGCATCACGTTTGTTTTCATCAAAGCCACAGAAGGCCAAACGTACACCGATCGGAATTTTGTCTCTAATGTTAAGGGAGCCTTGTCTGCTGGCTTGTTGGTTGGGACATATCATTTCCTACGGGCCACGATTGCTGATGTAGCAAAGGCCGAGGCAGCTCATTATGCAAAATCGCTCGAGGCGATTGGCGGGGCAAAAGCCTTGCAACTCCCACCTGTAATGGATTATGAAAACAACCCGGGCAATCTGAGCAAGGCACAGATCAACATTGTGGCCAAAGCCTTTTTGACTGAGCTGGAGCGGCTGACAGGCATCAAACCGATCATCTATACGGGCAACTCATTCGCCGCCAATTTTGATACAGGCCTATCCGGTTATGATCTCTGGGTCGCACGTTACAGTAATACTCGTGTTCCGGATGATCAGTCTGCATGGAAGACCTGGACAGTATGGCAATATAGCGACTCAGGTAAGGTACCGGGCATTGCCGGCAACGTGGATCTGAACGAGTACAACGGATCGTTGGCGGATCTCAAGAAACGATACGGAAGGGAGCGAGACATGAGTATTCCATTTGAAGGGTACCGGCTCACAAGTCCGTTTGGAATGCGGAAGCATCCAGTGAGCGGGGTTAACAAGTTTCATAGGGGTGTGGATCTCGTTGTCATACCTGCAGATGGACCGATTTATGCATTTGTGGCTGGCGAGGTCATTCATGCCAAGTTGGGTGTATCCGGATCCGGCTTCGGTAATTATGGTGTGACTGTTGCCATTAAGGACGACAAAGGTTATCTGCACGTGTACGCTCATCTATCAGCTGCAGGCGTAAAAGTTGGCCAACAAGTCAAACGTGGTCAACTGATCGGCAAGCAGGGCAGTACCGGCATTAGTAGTGGGGCACACCTTCATTATGAAGTGCGTAAAGCTTGCACACCTCAGTTTGGTTACACGGCCACAGAAGCGGGAGTTGTGGAGCCGACACAATACTTAATCAACTACTTTGGGCAGAAGCCTGTTAAGGAGGAAAAGCCAGTGACGGTAAGGGATATCAATGTGCCGAGCGAATGGGCAGAAGCAGCATGGGCGGAGGTTACGGCAATCGGTTTTTTCGATGGTAAGCGTCCAGGAGCGGTGATTACACGGGAAGAAATTGCGGTTGTGCTCAGTAGGTTGTTGAAAAATATCGGAGTCTAACGGGAGATAGATAAAGCCCCCGCTCAAATGTGCAGGGGCTTTTTGTTAAGGTATTACTTTTCTAAGGATTGCGGTGAGTATCGTACCTAAGATGGTTACGCCGATGCCGACAATCCAAAGTACCGTTGTTAGTCTAGCCTTGTTTATCTTAGATTCCACATAAGTTTCTGTTGCAATCTTATTGGTAGCCAATTGCTCGGTCATAATGGTTTTTATTCTATCCTCACTTGGAAGCTTATCCACTTTATTAGAGAGTTGCTCATTCATAATGGTTTTAATCCTATCTTCATTAGGAAGTTTACTCACCGATTCATGAATATAAAGTTTCAGATCAGACATAGAACTATTCAAGCTGGCATTTGACGGAAAATTGTCAAGAGTCTGTTTTAACTCTCTCTGATTCCGTTCGAGATCGTCTAGTCTTCGTAAGATGTCGTTCATCCCGCCACCACCTCCACCACCGTGATTAGATTCCGAAGTGAACGCAGTTTCATTTGCACTCACATTTTTATTATTTAGTGTTAATTTATTTTTTTTTACTCTCGTTAGATCGTCTTTTTTATAAACCTCCATGTTGTATACATTGTTATTGGTAGAGGGTTCCTTCTCGATAGAATAAAAATTAGTGTTCATCTTCTTGGCCACCCTCTTCACGTACTAAAGTTGTGGCTTCTGACAATACCGTTTCATTAAACAGTAATTCTGCTCTCACAAAACCCTCAGTATTCAAATCGATACCTTCATCAGTGTGAATGCTGAAATTACCTGAAAAAACAGTATCATCTGGGAGATCAGTCTGTTCCAAGATCAATTTACCTACTTCTATAACATCTAGGATATCGTTATACGGATCATATATTCGTATTTCTAAACCATTTAATTCTTCTTTGGGAGATATCAACCCCATTGATAAATGGAACTTAAACTTGCAGGGAAGATTAACCCTACTTGATATTTTTGGAGAGAATATCATAAAGTTTGACTTGTCTTTTGCTTTTAGATATGTAGTATCTTCTGAAAAAATGAGATATGATGCTCTAGTATAAAATTCTTGTTCCATATTATTCACCAATATATTCCTCATAGGCTGAGGTATTTGCTCAAACATCATCCTGTATGTTTATAGTACACCACATACGTTTCAGTTACCAGTATTTCTCTTTTAGAGCATAGCTATTTATAATACTAGTATAGGTAATTCATTTAAATTTCTATCTGTTCTTAACAGAATAGTATTATAATTCATTCTTAGCTATTGATGAACACTCGAAAAAGATTGAACTTATGTGGATAATTGTGGTGATATAAGCTCAAATCCGAAAGCATCGGTAAAAAAGTCCCTTACTGGCATTACGCTGGTAGGGACTTTTTTTATCCGTCTAAAGGAGATGGAGTAATTTAATTAGCTCACTCTGTTACAGAAGTGAATTTTTGATTTGCTAAAACTTGATTAATAATTCACAGAGTTTTATTCAACTACTTCGCCTTCATACAACTTCCAGTTTAATTGCATTTCTTTATCACCGCGAGAATCAAGCGATGCTTTTAACTTCACTTTATCACCCTTTTTTAAGCCGTCTTTCATTGTATTATCTTTCAATTCAACAATGAATGTATATGGCATCATGTCTTTCTTTTCCGTACTTATGGTTGACCAATCTTCCGCGGTATAATTTTCGCCACCATACACAACAAGGCTGTCTCCGATTATTTCTGAGTCTGCAATGGTTCCAGACCAAGTTACAAATTTATTCACCATAAAGGTATCCCAAGTTGATGATTTTTGGTCTTTTTGTAACGCAAAATATGCTTCAACCGTTGGTAAGAAATCAGCATCGCTTTCTATTAATTCAGCGACTTTCTTTTGTTCGTCAGAAGCATAGAGAGTTTCTACCGTTAAGGTTTTACCTGATTCTAATATTTTAACGAAATTTTCAGCATTATCTTGTCCTTTTTTTATCAAGATATAGATATTCTTAACTGCATATGAATTCAAATTCGGATTATGGTATTTTGCTGCATTTTCATCTTTTTCAAATTCCATAATGTCCGCTTCATCAGTTCTTAAAGCTTTCACTAAGCCTTCAGATCCCTCAAATTTATCTGTTACATCTTTAGCTTCACTTGAAATCAAGCCGGACTCTTTCAGCCAAGTATAAGCATTATCTGCTGTAATAATTTGTGAATCTGTCTCAGAATCAGTTGATTTATTTTCAACAGTAGCTTTTATTTCGGTTTCTTCTTTGATGACTGTCGCAGTTACAGGGGCGTTCGTTTCATCTGTTTCTCCGTTTTGGTTACCAAAGATACCACCAACCACAATAACAACAATAAGCCAAAACCACCATTTTTTATAAATAGGCTTTTTCAATCTTCTTCCTCCTGATATAGTAATAATTTACAACAACACATAGTCTATCAGACCTAGGTTTATTATTCTATAAAAATATTTGGATGTGGAATGTGAATACATATCGAGTATTACAAGCAGATGTAGAATTCCTTGTCGCAGTATTATCCCAAGTTCGTGTATCCGTCTGGCAAATCCAAGCGGACCGTGAACAACTGATTGATTATGGCGGCTCAGTAGAAGGGTATAGCGAGTCGTCCATTAAGATTATGGGTGGCAGATACTTTCCGACAGCATTACGAATTCAGAGTACAAAAATAGAGTAGGAGGGGTAACCTCACTGCTCTTTGTTTTATTTCGTATATTTTAGATTATCAACTCAATAGAACTTACTTGAACAACTTACTTATAACCTTAAAAATATCGAATGTCGTCTTGTTGTACGCTTTGTTATACGCTGCCCGTTTCGGATTACGTAACCATCCATATCCACGGGGCATTTTCAATCCGGCACGATGTACGATCTGTCGTTTAATACTGGTTCTAACGGCTATCCGTTTTTAGGCTGTCTTCTGGAACCCAAACTTCATTCAACGCGCCGCCGATCTGTTATTTTAAATTAGCTACTGCGTATTTGGCTTCTTCCTTTGTGAACTTCTCACCGTAGTCAGATGTTAGTTGGTCGTAAATGGCGGAATCAGACATACTCATTGATTCAGCGTAAGTTTGAGCTTTCTTTAAAGCAGCTTGTTTCCAATCAAACTCAATATTATCAATGGCATATTGAGCAGCTTCCTTTGGAAAGTTTTCGCCATATTCAGATGTCAATTGATCGTAAACACCGGCTTTGGACATGTTCATAACTTCCGCATAAGTAATTGCTTTTTCTAGTGCAGCCTTGTGCTCTCTTGGTACGCTATTTGCTTCAGCTTCCTTTTTAGCTAATTCTGCTGCCGCAGCTTCATCTCTTGCTTTCTGTTCCTCAGCTGCTTTTTTGTCGGCTTCGGCTTTCTCTTTTTCAGCCGCCGTTTGTTCTGTAGATACGGTTTCTGCTTTAGGTGCTGCTACTTCAGATGCTGTCGCATTAGGTTTGGCTTCCTTATCGCCCATATTACCAATTAATCCGATAACGACTATGATTCCAAGCCAAAACCACCACTTCTTAAAAATCGGTTTCTTTTCCAAGGTATTTCCTCCTATGTATTAGATAAAGTTAGTCTATCAGACCTAGGAAAATGTTTCTATAATAAATTGAAACAATTTACAAAACTGTCGAATTGCATTACTATAGACATAGAATCCGAAAGCATCGGTAAAAAGGCACTGCTGGTATAACGCTGGCAGTGCCTTTTTTTGTTACATATATTCTTATCAAGCAGCGTGTCCGGCTCTTACTTGTCTGAAGCTCACCAGCAGCCATGCGACCAAGTAAACGTTTGACGATCCGGACCGCTTGATAGTATTTATAAGATTAAACTTTATAGTTATTATTATTCTCTATTTTTAATTGGCACGGACAAAGAGCAATGTTTTATTTCATCTAAAGGTACCCATTCAATACCATCCTGATGCTTGCACTTCACTCTTTTTTTGTCGGATGACATTTCAATCATTCCTATGTACTTCGAATTATCCTCAAAAACTAAACAAACTTCATACTGCTTGGCCTCAGCTAAAAGCAAATCCTTAATCATACTTTCCCTCCATTTCAAATTATTTATTTACAGTATAACATGTCCACTACGAAGAAAGAGCAGGAGGCATGACCTCGCTGCTCATTATAATTAACTAATCTCTTTGATCAAGTCCTCATTGTTATTCCTCACATTACCGACTTCCTTCGGTACTTCATATGCTCTCATCTCAGACGCTTGATATGGCTTGAGCAGATTAAGTAGAGCCTGAATGTCATCATTATCTCTTCCAAGCCACTCAGCCTCATCCTCAGGACGCAAGATGACTGGCATACGATTATGAATGTCCTCCATAAGACTATTTGGTTCAGTAGTGATGATTGTGCAAGTACTCAGTTTGTTCCCGTCCGGATCTGTCCAGGTATCGTACAATCCTGCCAATGAAAAGATACTGTCGTCTTTCATCAGAATTCGCATCGGCCGCTTTGTTGATTCTTCTTTCTTCCACTCGTAAAATCCGTTTGTCGGAATGATACAACGCTTGGAGCTGATCAATCGTTTAAAGGCTGGCTTCTCTGCCAGTGTCTCAGCACGAGCATTAATCATTTTATTCCCGATCTTGTCATCATTTGCCCAGGAGGGCACTAGACCCCATCTAAGCGTACCCAATCTATTTCCTCTTTTGCTACCGATAATTGTAGGGATATAGTGCATGGGTGCAGCGTTGTAATTAGGCTTGTACTCAAAGCCATCAGCGATGGAAGCCATATATCGGTCCATGATTTGCTCGATTGGATCTATAATCGTAAATCTACCACACATAATAATGCCTCCTTTAGAAGCTCTACTATGTAATTTTACTCAAATCTCTATGAATAGAAACGGGTAATTTGTGGGGAGGGAACTTGTATGAACTTCTTGAGGTGATAAAACGATGATTTGATTGGAGCTAGATGAACCTATGGAAGAATGGGGATTAAATCCTCACCAAATTATAAACTGACAGGGAAGATGGAATACCGCTTCAGATATGGCCGAGAACAATTCCAAAGCTTGGTCGTCGGAGAATTTTAATAAAATCATGCTGGCATTGGACCTTACCGATATATCACAATTGATTGAATACAAAAAAAGCAGGAGGGGGGAGCTCGCTACTCTTAGTTAAACAAAATACAATTTTTAAACTGTTACTTAGTCTATAAATCTAATAACCAAGTAGTTTTTGCTGTAGTTGCTGTCTCAAACAGAACGAAACAACGTCGCTAATAGACAGAAGATTTTTCATAGGTATATGATTTTTACAACCAGAGGGATTACTTGGATCAAGCTGAGGAATTGTGGTTCCGATGTACGATTGATCTGAGAAAAAGCCTCCAGTATGTAGATAAATAGATCTATCATTATAGAAATTTTTCACGGCGTAATCATCTGCTTCAAAACCCTGAACATATTTTATTACTCTGGAACTAATCGAGTAAATTGGATTACCACACAATTCACATTTTTTTGGTTTCTCTTTGATTGAATTCGAAGCGACTTCTAGAGCTGACATGTACAGTACAGCAGCCACTTCTTCATTAGGTAATATTAGTTTTCTGAATTCCTCGGGTATATTTAAATTCTCATGTTCATAGCGAAGCATATTATATTTGTGTGCAGAGTGAAATAATCTGCAGGCATTTAAATATTTCTTATTTTCTTCATTTTCTTCTACTATGATATTATCAATAAAAAGCTTAGCCTTTTTAGATATAGTGAAATGCCCATTCAATATTGGTCTATTTGTCCCGTACCAGTGTGCATCCTCCGTTTCAATTTCTTTAATCTTGGTGAGTTTACCTTTTTCGTCATGGTTTGCATAAAAAAATACGCTTTGAGTTTCTACTGATAAAACATCTAAAATTTTATTTAATGTGACTTGGGCTTGTGAATCAGTATCGACTTTATCGAATCCTAAAACACTGAACCCTAATATGTTCAGAGAGTTAATATCTGTAGGATGTATACTAAAATTATCACCGGAAGAAGTCCCTATGGGGCATTCTAAGGCTTTAATATAGGAAGAAACGTTCACCTTGTTTACAAGGGTTTCAAAGTTCATTGCATTCTGGATACAAACTTCAACTTTCTTTCGTAATTCCTCTTTCTCTTGTAGCTCACTTGATTCAAGAGAAATTTTATATATACTTCCTTTGTGTTTGTATTTAATACTTACCTCAAGGGGGTCTTTTAACATTTCTGCACTTAGCCATCCAAAGTGAATCAAATTGTTTGAACCAACCTTGTGTGGTTGATAATTCCATCCACCTTTCCCTAAATTAAGCCTGATTTGGCTCCATAAAGCCCGCAAAAACATGTTAGCCTTGTCTTTTCCCATGTTCACTATAAATTCCAT